AAATCTCATTGAGTATTTCAACACTTGGGATCTACAATAACCAATTACCTCCATAGGAGATAACTGGCTAGAGATAGCATCAAATGTTTCTATGCTCTTATTCTTGTAGTGATCTGGATTGATCTGATCTTTCATTAAAATGGTGCTTCCTCTTTAGCGACTATCTCAGAAATTTTTAAACTAATATCTGGTTGTCCCTCTTTGGTTTTTTCTGTGTTAAGCCATGCAGCTAAATTCATCTTCTTGCCACCAACTGTGATGTTGCCATTGTAGTGTGGGTATTTTTTACCAGCTACATCTGTATCTCTTGCTTGTCTTTTCCATAATGCACCTGAATTATCGTAATCACTCATATTATTTTTTCCTATTAGTTATTTGTTTTTGTAGTGAAATATATTCCTGGTCTATTCTTTGTTGCTGAATAAGATCAGAATTTATTTGTTTGAGATCAGATAAATACTCTTGTCTTAGAGGATTTAAATTTTGTTCAAATTTACCAACTGATACTGAATGAGTTGCAGTTTTCTTTAATACTTCAATCCATTCATCAGCTAATTGTTTTGTGTTAGGTTTAGGTTTGGCAGTTGGTTTAGTTATGGGTTTTGTTATTTCTTTTTTTTGTGGTTTTAAAAACTGTTCCATTTCTTCAGCAGTTGCTAATTCATCACCAAAGAAACCTAATATTGATAGACCTCTACCAATAGAAACTGTTTGTTGTTTTTCAAATTCTTTATCAGCATTTTTCATTTGTTTGCTTTCGCCAACACTTACTAATTTGTCATCTATATAAATATTTGCTTTAAACTTATGTGAGCCATTGGCTAGTTCTGTGCTTTCAGTTTGAATAGACATTCTTTCGCCAAAGTAATCTCTGACAAATTTAATTCTGTAAGGTACTGTAAGATATTTTCCTTTAGCACCTAGATTAGCATAATCGCTATCATCTATATTTTTTCTAAATTGTTGTATTGCGTCTTTCAAACTTCTCTCAATCATAGTTCTCCTTGCTCTCTCATTTTTTTTGTTGGGTTGTTTATTTTTTCTTCTAATTCTTTTATTAATTTATCTTTGTCCTGAATCTCTTGTCTAAGCTGACCATTCTTTTTTTGATGAGCTGAGTTAATAACTTCCAAATCTCTAACTCTATCTCTCAAAGGTTTTATGATTCCCATATCAGACACCACAAACTCCTCCATCACAAAGATGACTAAACATATCTAATTGATTATCTACTTTTAAAAATTCTATTTCGTCTAATGGTTTGCAGCTTCTATGTAAAAATAAATTATCTTTTATTTTTGCAGTTCCATTTCTAATTTTTTTATCAAAGCTAACTGCACTTTCAAATTCTTCAGGTTTTTCAGTTTTCATGTAATGCCAATATTTATCACTATGAAAAGGACAAATAATACAAGCAGATTTTTCTGGTAAAGCAAAATTATTTTTTTCTAACCAATCAAGACAATCTTGCCTTGACATCTTCATTTCTATTAATGGAAAACGATTTAAAATATACTTATCCTGTGATGGCTTCATTCTACTTATTTCATCTGTAGAAATACCAATCCATTGTTCAACATATTTATCTTTGGGAAATCTTTTTTTATAACCAACATTACAAAGTTCTCTAATTTTTTTTCTAATAATTTGTATTTTGTAATCATTAGTGCATTGTCTTAATAACATTCCTTTTTTTCCAGTTATTACATTTTGAGTAAATAATGGTGGATTAGGTGATCTAACATTGTTTTCAACATTATTAATAAAATCATCATAAATATTACTTTTAGAAAGATGATGAATTGGAAAAGGTAATTTTTTTTTTAAATTTTCTAAATATGAATAAACTGCCTCACTCTCATTTTTTGTATCAGCGAATATAGAGCAATCAACTGGTGGTAATTCTCCAACAGCAGACATCAATGCCATTGTTGTGCTTTGCACACCAGCACCTAAACTTATAACTGTTAATGCTTTGCTTCTATTTTTATCAATCATAATGTTTTAACAACCTATCAATTTGTTCTTGTGCAACTCCTGTCCACCAAAATGATTTTTTTTTAATGTCTGAGAAATCTGGACAACATAACCAGGCTAAAGTATCTAAATCACCATCAGCTAATTCTAATTTTTTTTCCCATGCAATCTCATAGATCATTAGTTCTTTGAGAGCTTTTTCTAAACTTTCTTGAGATAGATCCTCACAATTTTCTTGTGTGAATAATTTACGATCACAATTACTTGCATAACTTAAAAAAGGTTTTAAGCCTGTTGCCTTATTGTAAAGTGCAACTTGCTGCACATCAGAATAAAAAGGTCTATCAGGACATTTAACATTAGAGTAAGTCCAACCTTTTGTTTTTGTAAGAGTTGGATTACCAAATTTATTTTTTAAATCTCCTAATAAAGTTTTACTAACAAGATCAATATACATTAACCAATATGTTTTTACTGGTGGTGTCCATAATACTTGCTCTTGTTCATCTTGCCATTCTTGACCACCTAACTCAGCAATATTACTTAAATGATTTAATGCAGTTTCTTGAGCTAACTTTACAATAAACTTAAATTTTTGTTCGTCTTTTTCATCTAAAGGTTTATATTCATTTATTTTATTTTGTATTTTTTCTGATTTAATTACTTCTGCAACTTTCATTCCTTTAGTTAAACTGTCTTGAACAATTAAATGAATTAATGTTCCACCTGAAAAACTTGCGTTAGATATTTCTGAATTTTCTTTTGGGGTAAGAATATGTTTTTTAAAAAATCTTATTGTGTGTGGCAGACAAGCAGTTGATTTGGAAGTATGTTTTAATCCAAATTTTTTATAACTGTCGCCAATTACATTTATGTGATTTGCCATATAGACAAATCATTATCACTTCGTTAATCTGATTGCAACTAAATTAATCTGGTGTTAAATGTTATAAATGTTAGGATAATAGGCAGCTTTTACCTCAGCAGACCAAGATACTTGTATATTTTCTGCTAATTTACCGATTGTTTTTCCTGTAGATTGAGATTTATCTAAAATATTATATTTACCATTTGATTGTGGATCTAAAAATCCAAACCAAATAACTTTTGTTTTTTTATCTTGGCAGATAACAGTTCTATTATTAGCATTACGATCAATATTTCTTGATGGTTTAAACAACATCATTAAACCTCTTTTGCTTTCTACTAAACACTCTATAGCTTGGAAAGAAGCATATTTAGGGTGTATATTTATTTTGTGTCTTTCGTTTTTTTTGTGCATACCAATTTGACCATTACCAAAAAGAGTTCCTATACAATCTATTTGAACCATATTTCCTACAAAGAAATTAGGTGCAACAGTTTCATCTAAGTTTAAAAAATTATTGATCCAATGTGCTAGATCATTTGCTAAATCATTTTCTGTAAAATATTTTGGTGCGTTAGGTTTTGGATTTAAAATTTTTGAAATTTGTGCAAGTTTATTTTTTTGTTCACTTGGCTTATATGTATCTTTGACAAAATCAGATATTTTTTTATTAGATTGTTTCAAAAGTAAATCTAAAGCTGATCTTCTAAATCTAAATTCTTTAGGGAGTAAATCATTCTTTTTCATATAGCTCTCAACAAACTCTGAATTATAGCTTGAATTTACTGAGTATTCCATAAATTTTTTATTCATTAAGTTATTCATTTGTTATCAAATCAATATCATTTATATGGTATTAGTCAATTAAATATTGCTTTCAAATTAAATTAATTTCTTAGTTATTAAATAGGTTGCTTTACTATAAAAAAAGTGCATAGTTTTTATTGATTTGCCTCACTATCAAATCTCTTAATTATGAAAGTATTAGTTTTGATTTTTGGGGTGATTACAAATGATGGTCAGATAGACCTAATAAAAGTACCAAAATCTGAGCTAAAAAACATAGATTCTTGCGAAAAAGCTATAGAAATCAACAGAAAATGGGTGGATAACCCTGATTTTGACAATAATCCCTTACCTCATGGGTTCTATACCTACAAAAATAGGGTGATAATGCTCCAATACTGCACAGAGAATGGGGTTTATAGTGGATAATGAGATAACCCTTGATCTGTATGAAATGCAGTCTGCTAGTCATTTAGGGATATTGCGTTGTTTGGAGTCTGAAAAGCATAAAGAGAGTTGGGGATATAATTATAAAGGATCTCTCAATGACCAAATAGCAAAGTCTATTTCTGGTGCAATGGGTGAGGTGGCAGCATCAAAATTTTTAAAAATAAAATTTGAATATCATTGCAATGTTGGTGGTGTACCAGATTTAATTTTTAAAGATTTAAGATTACAAATTAGAACACAACTTCCAAAAAGTAATAATAAAAATTCTTTAATCATAAGACCTAAAGCTAAACCGAATGAGCTTTATATTTTAATTGTTGATGAAGCTCCTAAATTTAAAATTTTAGGTTTTGTTAATTCAACTTATGTACTTGGACAGGAAAAATGGAAAACAACTTTTGGTCTTGACCGACCATTTTGTTATTCAATTCCACCTGACAAATTAACACCAATAGAATTATTAAAAAATGGCACATGGAATTAGATATGTATGGTGATCCTAAAAAACCTTGCAAAATTTGTGGTGAGGGAGCTGATATTAGGGAGGGTAATATTTATTATTGCTGCGATCACTATGCTTTGTATGTGCTTGGAAAACCTATGAGCCAAATTGAGAAAGAATTAAATGGACAAGATTAAATATTTTGAAAAAATAGACAAAGACTTAATTAATAATAGAGCTTTAAACTCACATGAGAAGTTAATCTATATTATCTGTAAGTCTTTTGAAAATGCTCCCAGAGGTTGCCGAATATCCCATAAATATTTGATGTTAAGAACAGGAATTAAAACTCAACCAACACTAATCCGTTGCCTAGACCGATTAACTTTATTTGGAATGTTGGCTAGAAAACAAATTGAAAATGGTACTTGCCATTATGTTTTTGATAAAAAAACCATGCAAGAATATATCCAACACAATCTAAACAAACGAAGAAGAATATCTCTGTCTAAAAATAGACACAATCGCAACCTGAACACAGCTTTAAGTTCTCCCAATGTTATTAACATAGGTAAGGTTATTAAGTGATTATACAATTTTGGGACTATCGAAAACTTTACTTGGGACTATCGAAAACCACAGTCAATATAGAACTAATATATATATCTATATACGAATTTATTAAATCTATAAATATAAGGTCTTGGCAGAGGGAGTACCGAAATTGAAAGACCGATCAATAGACATTCAAAACATCATAAAAAAGATGGTTAAGAGTAAATCTTTTCCATATTCAAACGCAGTTAATAAAATAAAAAAGGATAGAAAAGGTTATTACCAACAAAAAGACATCAAGAACAAGCAGAAATCCCTCTCATCAGACAGATTCCAGCAATATTTAAAGGATATACAAGAAAATGATACCGACTAAGCTAACAGTAGATCAATTAGATAACTACTTCCAAACTGCAACATACGTTGAGAGATATATGCCTAGTCCATTAAATATTAAGAATAAACGTACAGAAATGTTTTATATAATAGAAAAATTATATGGAATAGGAAAAGATAAAGACTCTTATAAGAATGAAGAAAAACCTAAAATGAAGATCCGATTAAATGGTGAACAAATACAAATCTATGAATTTTGTTTATTATTACTGTTAAAAGCAGAAGAAAAGGATAGAGATATAATACAACTTAGGAATTTTCCTCATAAAAGATCATTCAGGCAACTAAAAAGATTCTTTTTACCTATTAGCCATGAACAATGCAGAATTAAATATTATAATGCTCTCTATGATCTACTGAAGTTGTATCATTTAAAGGGTAGAGCTTATTTTTTAAAATAGTCAATTAAATCTAAATAAGACCAATCTTTATATAATTTATGATATTTTTTCTGTATATATTTTTTTAAAAATTTATATTTCATTTTACCTCCTCTCAATTTGTGTACTAATAGCATTAAAATTAACTACCTCATTTTGTTTCTGAAGACTCCAATTCTTATGAACAAATACTAATTTTTCACCAAATGCTTGAGGATCATATATTTTTATATGATTATCATTTTGGTCATATCTAATATGGAAAGCATAACCATCATCAATTAATGCTTTAATCTTTTTATCTTTGTTTAAATTGTATATTAAGTCTTTAAGTCTATTTTTTTCACAATAAATAGTCCTAATTTTCTGATCTCCATGCTCAAATATTATATGTTGTTCTGTAAATATAAAAAAACCTACATCATTTGGTTTTAAATCTGTTTTATCTTCCAAATAAAAACACTCAAAGGTTTTACAAGTCATAGGTCTATTCTCATAAATATTACAACTTCCTTTAGATAGATTACAATTCTTGCAATAACTAAATGACTTTTTATGATATTCAGGATCGTTAATTTCAGGTAATTTGCAACAAAGGGTGCAATCTCCACATGATTTAAGTTTAGTGTGCATATATATATAAATATCCGTAGGTTGTCTTATTTTCAACGACTTCACAAAATAAATTTATTTTATTGTATTTTTGCAACACTATATCTTGACATTCTCTGATATTAATGTACTAAATCTGGTAGAATATAGCTTAATAGTATTTATCATTTTACCTTTTTAAGTTTTATTTGAATCATATAAGACCTAATCCTCATATTCTTTACTCTCTCTTTCTTTCTACTAAGGTTTAGGTCTTATTAAGTCCAAGTATATTTAGTTTCACCTAATACATTTTGCATTTTATGTATAATATGTAATCCAATAGAATTTCCACTTTCAATTTTTTGTAGTGATCTTAAACCTATATTTAAAAATTTACTAAATTGTTTTTGATTCATAGCCAAAGATTTTCTTAAATAAATTAATTGGTCTTTATCAACATATCTATCAAAACCATCTTCATCAGGTGTATGATAAGTATTTATAAAAAAACCTTTATAACAAAACATACCCCATTTAATTAAAGGTGGTATATCACCTATATAATTTTTATTTTCTTTTTTTTGAATATTATAAAATGTCATATTTCCTCCTATTAATTAATGTAATTCATAATCAAGATAAGCATTATCTGTTAATGATAATAGTCTTTCCATTTCTTTTTTTGTTAATTTATTAACTTTTTTGTATTCTTTTTCTAATAGTTTAGATTGTTTGTAAGTTTCATCATCACCAAACCCTCTTAAAACTTCTATTAAATGTTGAATACCATTTTTCCATGAAAGAGTTTCTCTATAATAAGTTCTTTCATCATTGTCATACAATGTTATTGCGTTCCATTTACTCATTGTTTTCCTCTCTTTCTTTTTCACATTCTTTACAAAAAATAGGTTCTTCACCGTTCTTTTCGTACCATTTTAATTCATCTGAATTAAACTCATACTTTTCACAATCATCACATACATATTTAATCATTATTTATCCTCCTATTGATTAATTAAATACCAGGAGATCATTATGACCTCTGCAATTATTATTATTTCAATCATAATGACCTCTTTAAGTTTTTATTAATAGTGAGCAGTTAATTTAAAATTAATATCTAAATAATCGTCATAAGAATCAATATTATCTATATGATGATTTAATTTATGTACTAATTCCATAAGATCAAAACAATTACCTAAATCTAAAGTTTTACCTTTTTTGATAGTGGGTATTTTAAGATCAATATGTTTTTTCTTTTTACTGTTATATTTTGAAGTTGTTTTTTCTACATGAGTAATTTTAACATCTTCAAAGTGTATTATTGGTCGCATTATTTAACCCTCCTTTTTTGGTTGTAGTATTGTTTAATTGGGAATTGATAAACATTAGAAACTTGTCTAATTGGTTTATCAACTTTAGGCATTAGTGATAATTCACCGAAACCAATAAAAGAAAACATATTTCTTTTTTTATAGGTTGCAGCAAATATATTATAAATATTTATATCTTTAGCTTTCATTATTCCTCCTTATATTGTGGCAGCATTAATAAAAATTTAATTATAAATATAAAAAACATACTTAAACCTATTGGTATGCTTATATGAGTTACAACTAATAGACCAAACAAAGCTAGTCCAAAGCATAGAGCAAAGTAAATTGATCTAATCATTTAACCTCCATTTTAATTGGTTGTGAGTTTTTTAATCTTCTTTCATATAAAACAATTTGAGCTTGTTCTAATCTCTCATTGTCTTCATCAGTATTTAAAAAAGGAATAACACTTAGAGCTTTTATAATTGCTCTAAGCTCCCATGTTGGTTTTGTTCTAAGATTCATGCAACCTCCGAATCTTGATAGTATTCAGAGTCCATAATATAAAACATATCAGGATCTATTTTAAAAAATTTATAGTCAGTTAATCCACCCCTTGCATCTGCACCATTGTGAATTGATAAAGCTATAATATTATTTTCATACATATCACCACAAGATAAAAATTGAATATCTTGTGATAAACAATTATCAAAATTATAAGTATAAGTGCAATTGACTTTATCTTGTTCAGGATAAACATATTCAAGTATAAAATCTTCAACATCATGCCATGAATTTGATCTTCCATCTGGATTTTTAAAAGCATCATATTTATCTTTTTTAATCCATTTATTAAGTTGATTGGTCAAATCAGGTAAATATTCAACTGAATTTGATAAATGATGAAATAATGATTTATAAATTAAATCATCATCTTTAGTTATTTCAGGCTCATTGTTAAAATCTTTAAAAGATTTTTTTTGATTTCTTTGCCAATTACGACCATCTTCACCACCTGAATCACACATGTGAATACCTGTGTTTTCAGTAAGCATTTTATATATTACTTCTTTAGTATTAAGATTCATTTTATCTCCTTTGTTAATTGTTTTAATTTGAATCATACTTAATTAATATCAGAGCAAGTAGTAATGTCAATCAAATGATAACTTCATATTAAATTAATTAACATCAAAGAAACAACTATAAAGAGAATTAAAATACTGTTGCAATTATGCAACACTTAACTACATTAGAATGATTATAAACTATGGCTAATATCAAATATAATAAGACAATAGAAAAAACTATTTTAAATAGACTCTGCAATGGTGAATCTATCAGGAAGATTTGCAAAGATCCTGAGATGGTTTCATGGGCTACATTTAGTCAGAAATTGAAAGATTCAGAGAAATTACAGGATCAATATTACACTTGTAAAAAGATTGGAATTGAAATGGTTATTGCTGAAGCTCAAGACAAATTAATGGAGTCTATAAATACCTTAGAGAATTCTGGTAAAATGGATAACTCTTTACCCTTTGCTCATTTAATAAAAGAAATGCAAAGCAATGCGAAGTGGTTAAGCTCTGTTTTATCACCAGTTAGATATGGAAAAGATACAAAATTGACTTTAAATGGTGGAGATAAACCTATTGAGATTAAATGGCAGCAGTAAGATTGTTCAATGATTACAATGTTAATTGATTAAATTATTCAACCAATATATCCAAATTTATACAGTACATTTATAGACAAAGATCAAGCTCAACCAATATAAACAAAGATTATTTATTTATTTTGCAACACCAGAGCAACATGACACCACAAAACATAAGTTTTTATTTATAAAATGACACTTACCAGTTGATTAACAATCAAATGCTTTTATTTTTTGGTTATTTACTGAGGTTTTGAGGGGGTCAAAAAAAGGACACCACCAAAAAAAAAATTTGGGGCTTCGCTAATAACGATAGAACCTTTACACAACTAAACAAGGAAATCACAATGACTAAAAATTTTTATGCACAAACTGAAGAAAGTAAAAAAAAGTTTGCTAAACGAAAAAAAGAAGATGAAGAAGCAGCTTTAAAAGAAGCTATAAAAAAATTACTTAAGAAAAAAAACAAGTAATGATGGATTTTGATGACGAACAAAAAGGCTACTCAGCAGTAGTTTATATTATGGAAAGCAGCAACTCTGTTGTTGTTCACTTTGGTGGCTTTAACGATCTTAGAGAATGTAGATATTTCTCTCATCACATCATGGAAGATTTTGGCATTGAACAATTATTAAATGTACCTCAAGGAGT